TAACGGTGCATCAGTATTCTCGGCGGTCGACTCGATACAGGGTAACAATAATCTCTCTATTAGTGTGAATTCACGAGCGACCGGTGGAGACGAGAGAGAATCCATCGAATCCATACGATACAACGCGCCTCTCTCGTACGCGTCACAGAATCGCGCAGTTGTTCCAAATGACTATGAGGCGGTGATTCGTGAGAACTTTGCGAATGTATCAAGCGTGAAGGTCTGGGGTGGTGAGGACAACGATCCGCCTGTGTATGGTAAGGTGTTCGTATCGGTTCTTCCAGAAACGGGTAATGTATTAACGATCGAGGAAAAGAACCGTCTTCTCACAGAAGTGATCGAGCCTAAGTCGGTAATCACTGTTACACCAGAACTTATTGATCCAGAGTTTCTTATTATCACAACAGAGACTTTCTTTAAGTACGATCCGTCTCTTACAAATCTTAGTCGCGAGCAGTTAGAAAATAAGACTAAACAAGCGATTAAAGAATATAACGAAAACGAGTTGGGAAAGTTTGATAATGTGTTTAGGTATTCTCGATACCTTCAAGTAATCGATGAGTCGGATCCCGCAATTCTAAACTCGTTCGCAAGAATATACCTGTCAAAGCGATTTGTGCCGACTCTAAATGTTCCAACAACTTACACACTTAATTTTTCAGCAGATCTTTACGAGAGTTTTGGTACAAGACCGGTGATATACGAATCGTCCACGTTCTCTGTGAATGGTATCGCGAATTGTAGATTTAAGGACTTTTTAAATAACGATGGATCGCGCAGAGTCTCGATCGTAACCGGCACCGGTATTGATGAGACGGTAGTAATTCGCAACGCCGGTTTTATTGAAGGACCTAGAATCGTGCTCGAATCGTTTGCACCGGAATCGATTAGCGGTGAAGTTATTAACATAGAAGCGATTCCGGCATCATATGATATCGTCGGTACGTTGAATAATGTTATAACGTTTGACTGTGACTGCGCACGATTTGATATTCGCGGTGAGATCGATACAATCGTATCGGGTCGTGACTATTCTGGAATAAACTATCAGACGTTTAATCGAGATGCCTAGTAACGAGAACTGGAGAAACTACTCGCCGTTCGTCTCGACACTCATCGAGTCGTTTGTTCCGAGTCATATTCGTGAGAACTATCCTGATCTCATTGAATTCATCGGAGCATATCTCGATTTTCTTGAGACAACTAACGAATCGGCATACTATCAGAACACTCTTCCTCAGCAGCGTGATATCGATACGCAGGAGGAAGAATTTCTTCGACGTATTGAACAGGAGATTGGTCTCTTTGTTCCTCGTGAATATGAGGCCTCGCCACGACTGTTCTACAATAAGATATCGGATCTCTGGAGATCAAAGGGTTCACAGGAGGCCATCGAGACCTTCTTTCAATTATTTCTTAATGATACCGTACAGGTAAGATATCCTTGGGATTCGGTACTTAAACCGTCCGATGGACGATGGAATGCACCTCGAAAGATTCGTGTATCGATCATATCCGGTAACGGAGAAGATCTGGCGAGTCAAAGAATTCAACAACTCGAAGAATACGGATTTACAACGGTCAATCGCGTAGAAAGAAAAGTATACGCAGACCAAACAATCTTTGAGCTTTCACTTGTCACCGGTGAAACGATCGGAACGTTCAGACCCGGAAATCGTATTACAAACGAAGACGGTTCTGTTGTCGCAGAGATCTATAACTCAACGTCAAACATTATTGTTACCAATCCTGGTCAGGGATACGAGGTCGGTGATCGAATTCGACTCGTTGGACGTTCAAGAATTAGTTTTGAGGGTCGTGTCACTGCAGTAAACGAGACGGGTGGTATAACCGCAACAACATTACTTGACTTTGGATCCGGTACGACACCTCAACACATACGTGATGTTCGAGGTTCGGGTCGTTACTTTCTTGATGAATTTGGTATATTTCAGTATCTTCCCGACAATCGCGAACTCGATCTTGGTGACAATCTTGACATCTCAGAGGATTCCGTCGAGGCATTCACGCAGGACTACGTCGATAATCTATTTTACTTTGCCGGATCATACGTCGGAGATCTTAAGTTCTCTGAGACAGATAGTAGCATAGTCACAAACCCTCTGCAGACTGACTTTATTATCACGACTCCTGCGGATCCTACCTCGCCGCTTGAGTTCAAGGTGGATACGATAGACGGAACCGGTGCAGAGTTTTCGATTGAGTTCGGAGCCATCGTTGAGGAAAGAGGATACTATGAGGACAGTCGTGGTCAACTCTCTGACTCGATCGTTCTTCAGGATTCAGAGTTCTATCAGAAGTTCTCGTACGAGGTCGTCACTGAGTACTCATTAAATGACTGGATCGATCCACTCAAGAAACACGTCTCACCGTCGGGTACCAAACCATTCGGCCTTATTAACAAAATTGAGTTGGTCGATCCTTCTCTAAGTATTAGATCGAATGGTGTTCGAGAAATATCGCCGAACCATTCTGCACTCGCAAACGAATTTGTTGCTAAGTCGTTTACAAAGAGACTTGGTGATTGTGCAGCATGTGTGGACGATACGACTCTTCTAAGTAAAGAAGAAATATCATTTATCAAACGAGTGGATGAATCGGCATTTGCGGTTGGTTCTGGTATAATTCATATACAAGACTACACATCCGAACATTATTTTTCTGCCGATTATACGTCAAAAACAATTGGATCTACTCAAGACTACTGCGATCCCACATACTTTGCAGAAGTGTATAGTGGTGATCCGATACTAGAAGACGTTACAACGTTCTAACTATAAGATATAAATAAAAGTATATCTTGAAAATCAATAAGAGGAAAACCTAATCATGAGCAAACCGTTTAGACAGGAGTTTACCAAGGCTCGTGGTGATGTAAGTATTGTTCTTACTGACTCTCTTGGAAATGAAAAGGATCGAAGAGACATTCATAATCTTGTTGTCGATGTCGGTCTTGAGTTTATAATCAGTCGTATGGTCGGAACAGACAAAAATATAATGAGCCACATGGCGATTGGATCTGATAACGATACTACGGATGCTGGATCGTTTACCGATCTAGGATCAACACTTGATGATCGTAAACCTCTCACATCGATTGTGATCGAGGATTCGGGTCTTGGCATAAACGATTCACTTCGTCACAACGCCGCCTTCTTTGAGGGTGAGTCGACCGGCGCAGTTGTCGAAGCGGGTATTTTTAACGACGGAACGATTGGCCAGGGAGACATGCTAGCTCGTACAACATTTCCGGTTGTAAACAAGGGCCCCGATGATATTCTTGCGATCGAATGGACAATTACACTCGAACCTGAAATCAGCTCCTCGGCTGTATAAGTAGGACACTATGTTCGTTCATCCATCAACGAATTTTAAGTTTCGCAATGCGAATGAGTTTATTGACTTCGTTCGAGATCCAGAGAATAACTTTTATCTCTTTGTAGGACGTACCAGTCCTTGGGAAGATGATACGAATCCACCCGCGATTAATTTTTCAGAGAAAGAAAAGCGGGATACATGGGACGATATGATGATTCTTCGTCGCATTCGCCCGACTGATATTATACCAGGGATTCGTCGTGTTGAGTGGGTTTCGGGTACGGTATACCAAGAGTATAATGATGAGATTGGTCTTGAAGATACCAATTTTTATGTATTTACTCAAGAAAGGAACATATATCTCTGTGTCAGTAATAATGGTGGTTCTCCTTCGACTGTAAAACCAACTCATGTCTCCGAAAATGTGGTCGAAGAATCCGACGGATACAAGTGGAAGTATATAACTACGATATCAACTTCGGCGGTCAATAAGTTTATACTTAATGATTATATTCCTATTGAATCGAACCAAGAAATATTTGAATCAGCAACACCGGGTGCAATCGAACATCTTCGTATAGATTCTTCAGGCATTGGATACCGACCAAATGCCTCGGTGTCTGTAGGAAATGAGATACCCGTCTTCATTGAGGGAAACGGTGATCAGGTAGCGACTGCTCGAGCGTCGATAACGACTCTTCAAGGATCAATTACATCCATCTCTCTTACTGATTCTGGCAACGGCTACTTCTTTTCTCCTGGTGTCGAGTTCCCGGTTGCCATTCGTCAGATTGGATCAAACGGTATTAATCAGACTGCTTACGGAATTGCAACGACCGATCTTAACGGACAGGTTGATTCCGTTGACGTTGTGATTGAAGGTTCGAACTATCAGACGGGCGAGGTTATCGTTGTTCAGAGTTCCGCAGAGGGTTATGCAGAAACCGATGGCATTGGACAAATTGTCAATGCTGACATGCGAATTGGGCGAACAGGAGAAAACTTTTTTAAGGCAAGAGCAATACCAGTTGCTCCTAGCGGTTCTTCTACTGCTATTCTCTCTCCCGTCATTTCTCCGGAGGGCGGATTCGGATCAAATCAGTTTAAACAACTGTACGCACACTATGCTTTAGTGTCGGTTGAAATCGATCCGACCGATGTCACCAACATTCTTTCTCTTAATGAGTTTAGACGCGTCGGCCTTATTGTCAATCCTCTTGAGTATAACGACAATCCTCTCTCCTCCGATGGAGCGATTGCTGAGTCTGACGGATATATCTATGATTCGGCCGGAGAACTCATTGGTACGGAGTATACGGGACAGACCGCTGATGCAAGAAGTCGTGTGATTCTTGATACCACGACAGAAAACTTTGACGATGATGAAACGATTGTCGGAGAATCTTCGGGTGCAGTAGGACTTGCAATAACTAAGTTTGAAAACGATACACTTAGATTCACGATAGATGATTCATTACTTAGTCATGATGACATAGAGTTTATTGTCGGAGAACAGATCAGAGGACTCAACTCTGGTGCGATCGCAAGTGTCGTGGACTTTATTCCGCCCGACGTCGAAAAGTACTCGGGTGAGATATACCATATAAATAACATTGAACCGATCGTTCGTTCAAACGATCAAAAAATCCTTGTTACGTTTGCGCTGAAATACTAAGGAATTCATAAGAATGGCAGATTATAATAGAGAGCCGTATTGGGACGACTACGACGAGGACAAGAATTTTCTTAGAATTCTGTTTCGTCCTGGGTTTGCGGTACAGACTCGTGAGCTTACTCAACTTCAGACAATGTTGCAAAAGCAGATCGAGCGCCACGGTAAGCATGTCTTTCGTGAGGGAACCATCGTCCTTGGTGGAGGATTTGATCTTCAGACGGACATCGAATACGTTAAGATTCAAAATATATCTCCTTCGGAGGATTCTCTAAGTCAATTTGTTGGGCAGACCGTTGTAGGTGAGACCTCCGGTGTAAGAGCAAACGTTCGTGCAGTTGATACTGACGAAGAGAACGGTAATCTGGTTCTTTTTGTAAGATACACCGCGTCATCCAACGATAACGATCGATTTCTCCCTGATGAGAGAATCGATGTCGTTAATACCTCGATCGGTGCCGACGTGCTTTCATCCACCGATGATCCTATCGGTAAGGGTACCATCTTTTCGATTGACGACGGAGTCCTTTTCTCAAAGGGTTTCTTCATCTCCTTCGAGAGACAGACGGTCGTTGTATCACGCTACGACACAGAACCAAATGCGACAATCGGATTCTTTTTAACTGAAGATATCGTCACTCCGAACGATGACGCGTCTCTTCTTGATAACGCTCAGGGTACGTTCAACTTTACTGCACCTGGTGCTCATAGGCTTGCGATCGATGCACGTCTCGCTGCAGTAGAGAGCGGGTCCGAGGAAGAAAACCCAGATTTCAATCGTATCCTCGACGTAGTAAACGGAGAAGAGGCGTCCTCAAGAGAGCGTACGGAATATAGTCGACTCTACGAAGAGATCGCTAAAAGAACGTACGATGAGTCTGGTGATTTCTATGTAAGAGGATTCACAATTCGTTCAAGAGAATATCTTGACACGGGTCAGAATGAAGGTTATCTTACACCAGATAAGATTCCTGAGGACGCCGATCAGGACGTCAAGGACAACCCTGAGAACTATCTCTCACTTGACGTTGAACCCGGCCTCGCCTATGTCAAGGGATTCGAGGTCAATACCGACATCACTCGTCACATCATTACCGAAAAGAGTCTGACCTTCAACTCGATCAATGATCAGGTTCTGAGTGCACGTACGGGTGGATTCATTCTTGTAGACGAGGTTGTCGGTACTCCTCCTCTTGATGACGGTGCAGTCGTTGATCTCTACGATACCGCTGAGCAGCGTATTACGAATCAGACCAAAAACACCGTGTCTCCTACCGGTTCGGTCATTGGCACGGCAAGAGTCAAATCGATTCTACGCGAGGACGGCGATCTTGGGTCCGCGGATACAACCTATCGTCTGTATCTGTTCGACTTTGACGTTACGGGTGATCTTTCTGATGTTCGCGCAGTTTATAGTTCAACGACGAACTTTTTTGCGGATACGGTTCTGGACACATCGGGTAACACACGGCTTCGTGGCATTGCGGACAACGATCTCATCTTTAAGCTCGGCACAAAACACACGCGCCGTATTCGTGACGAGCAGGGTGTAACTGACACCTCGTTTATATTCCATCGCACCGACAACACATCTCTGAACCTTGACTCTGGTAACGGAGAGATCAGTATTCAGGTCGGAACAACGAACGAAACGTTTCCGTATTCTGATGGTATTCTTTCGGTCGATGAAAAGCGCGACTTTATTGTCTCGATTAATGGTGATCAGGACTTTCCTCTTACTGGTACCGCGGATACGACCTCGGGTTCAACAACTGTAAACGGCCTGAACACTCAGTTCACAAATCTAAATCCCGGTGATCGTATCAAGGTATCCGATGGATCGACCTTTGAGACAAGAATCATTTCTGAGATCGTCAGTGATACCGAACTCGAGGTAACAGAGAACTTTACGACCTCATACAACAACGGTGATCTATCACGATCCTATCTGTCAGGTGATCTTATTGATCTGACGAACACCGGATCGAACGGTAATACAAGAACGGTTACGATCTCGGGCAACTCATCAACCGCGTCGATCGATCTTCAGGAGGACGTCTCCGATTCGTCGGTCACCGGAACCGTAGATGTTGTTGTCAACTATAAGTTACAACGATCGAATGCAGAAGAGATCGAAAAGAAACTTCGTCCTTCGAGATTCGTAAAGATCGACTGCTCGACTCTAAGCAGTCTTACCGATCCTATTGATCTCGGATTCTCTGATGTCTATCAGATTCGTCAGATTCGACTCGATACTACCAGTTTCGCCGATTCCGATCAAGGATCCGATGTTACTCCTCAGTTCGTTTTTAACAACGGTCAACGCGATAACTTTTACGGTCATGCAACAATTACACCGAGATTTGCATTGACTACGAATGATTATCTTTTGGTCGAACTCGACTATTTCGAACCGGTTTTTGCGGGATCATACGGTTATTTCTCAATCGATTCTTATCCGATTGATGACACTCAGGAAACTGATACGACGATCTTTACCTATGAGATTCCGACGTACACCAACACCGGTTCGGTCGTGTACAACCTCAGGGACTGTCTTGATTTTCGTCCTGTAATACAAAATACTGCAAATGATGCGACTGATGTAGCCTCTGCGACGACGAATCCATCGGCTGCAGCTACGTTCATTTCCGATACGAACGGTTTGAGAATTGCAGAACCGAACTCGCGTATCGATCTCGACTACTCGTACTACCTCGCACGTCGTGATGTGATCACTCTTGATAAGGAGGGTCAGTTCTCGGTCGTGAAGGGTGAGCCAGACGAGACACCAAGGACTCCAAGTATTTCTGACAACAAGATGGGAATCGCGAATGTGTACATTCCTCCGTTTCCATCCATCTCTGAGACACTTGGTCGAACGATTGGTCAAAGAGACATCGCGGTCACGACTAAGAAGATCGCAAACATTCGGCATACGCATCGAGACATCGGTGTACTGAAGCAGAGAATCGAAAACCTTGAGTATTACAACTCTTTGTCGATTCTTGAAAAGAGTGCGACTGATCTCGAGATTGTCGATGAGAACGGACTTGAAAGGTTTAAGAACGGATACTTTGTAGACGGTTTCCTTGATCATTCTCTGGGTGATACTCAAAATCCTGACTATAATATCTCAGTTGATAAAGTCGAAAAGGTCATGAGACCTAAGTTCGACATGAACTCCTTTAAGTACGATGTTGATCCATCTCAGTTGTCTGGTCTACAAAGAACCGGTGATCTCGTTACGTTACCATACACAGAGACACCTCTTCTTGAACAACTTGCGGTGACCACAACTCGTAATATCGAACAGTCCGTCTTTAGATTTATCGGTGATCTTGAGCTGTCTCCCGACACCGACGTCTGGGCCGATACAAACACCGTTGACAGACACGTCGAATTCGGTAATGATCTCGAGGATACGATGTTCACCGACTGGGGTTCTTGGGAAACGAACTCCAGCGGATACAACGTCTATCAGCAGGAGGGTTCTTGGAGTGGTCTTGAGCTCATTGACGGCGAACTTCGTGCCGATGCCGATCACGTCGGTTCGTTCAGCAGCTATGCCGATGCGCTGAAGGCAACAAAGCTGCAGGCGGAATACACGGACAGTGGCGCGATCGAAGGCGTCCTTGAGACAACCAATCAGCAGTCACGTACCGGTATTCAGACGAACGTTACGTACGAAAAAGAGACGCAGGAACTCGGTAACTTCGTCACAGACGTATCACTGATTCCATACATTCGTCCTCAGGAAATCACTCTGTACGCTCAGGGTCTTAAGGCTCGAACTCGGTACTATGTGTTCTTTGACGGCGAGGACATGACGGATTTTGTTACTCCTTACACTATTCCTGAAGATGGCAATCTTGCAAACGCCACTCTTGGAAACGAGGGTGATGAGATTCGTGCCGATGACTTCGGTGATGTATTCGCGAT